TTGCGCCCAACTAGTTTTACATCAGTTAAGGTATCCGTATTTCTCAGTCGATTTCTTAACGTAGAGTCTGTCAGTCCCGTAATGGCAGATATTTCACTTAAGAAGTAAAATGGCTTCTCTTTAAGCTCCGGCCAATCATGACCGGAGTATTTGTATCGTTTAAGATTCATTAACTATCTCCCAAGTAAAAATATTGGGACACATAGCAAGATTCGCCAAATTGGTTGACTATTTTTAGGTTGCGCTTAGATATTGGGTGACCGTCACGCTTTAGTTCAAATATCCGGGCAGCAATCTGCGTTATCCCAAGCATAGAGAATGCGTCTAGGCAGGTGATCTCATTTCCCTGGTGAAGATGGTGCAATACTCGTTCTTTCTGATTCATGTTAGTCTCCTAGTATGTTTTTTAAGTCAGCTATTGCCGACATAGCGGCTTTACGTCTATCTTCTTTTGTACCCTTACCAATCAATTCTTCTGGCTTGTATAACCTGTGGGCCGCAGTCCCCCAACTACCCGTCATGCCAGTGTTCTTGATCAACCCTAATATCGCGTCTACATCGGGCCAATCAAGTCTGCTACTGCCTTCCTGCTTCTGCTGGTGAGCCAGGTCAAATGCGTGAGATATTTCTTCCCTTGTAAATCTTCCAATATCCTTCGCATGCTCCCTCTTTGCGTTTCTAAGCGATTCTGAGTCAGGCCACTGTGATTGTATCTTCGACACCCCGTACATGTTGCTGAGGCGCATAAAGAAGTATCCAACGGCATCCCTTTCGTCCTCACTAAAAATCTGTTGCTCTGGTGTAATCGTTAAGCTCTTTAGCAGTGTCTTGCCTTCTTTGGTTATTAGATCGTTTATCATTTTTTTCCTCTCTCCACTTAACAGCGTTTTTTTCCCATGTCCTAAAAGCCGCTTTCCAGTCTTTCATCTTGTTTCGACCCATCATCCATCCTCGCGCTTCATGGTAATTCACGAAGGCTTCAATATCTGATATGCCTAAAATTTCCATTTTATAAACATTAACCATTTCTAATGTCGGCTTGGTGAACACATTACGTTCTTTCTTTTTAGGTAATGGGGATTCATCCCCTATATATAATGTATTATTAATATATGTATTATTACCTTCATCATTTTCTAAATAGGGGTATTTAGTTTTTGCTGGTAGGGTATTTAATTTATTAACTACCTCCACCACCCTTTTAGAAATCTCTTTACCGCTATATTCCAGTCTAACTTTGACAAATCCTTTCTTCTCTAACGACTTGATAATCTGTGTACATCTTCCGTTTGAGATCGAGAAAAAGTCCGAAAAGTGAGCATTACTAGCAAAACACCCACTTTCGTTATCCAAGCTGTCTATCTCCACATAGAAAAGTTTTTCCATAATGGTCAACTCTGACGACAACCAAACCTCTTTCGGAATCCATATCCCCTTAAAATCCCTTTTGTATTTACTCTCGCTCATAACTCACCCGCTTACTGTGGCTTACTTCTAACCTCAAGATTAATAAACTCCGAAGGCTCCATCTTAAAGACATCGCATATCCGTAGAATGGTGTAATACTTCATGTCAGGCATGATGCGTAGTCTTGCTGCTACCTGGGGGGAGATCATCAACTTCTCAGCCAGCCTTGCCGTGTTCATGTCGTACTTAACTTGAGCTATTTTTAAACATCTTCCTAAATTTGGCTTATTCATTTTAATTTCCTGTGTTAATCTAATGGGGCAAAGACCCCCCTTACCTTTGCACTCTCCTAGTTTCCCCCTCAAAGGCTTAATAACCTGCGAGGGGGTTTTTTATTAGAATGGCAAATCGTCATCGTAGCTAGGCTTTGCAGATGGCGCAGATGGCTTCTGACCGCCAGCATCAGAGAAAACAATCTTACCGTTACCGATAATTGCGCCCTTCTGACCTGCATCCCTTTCGTCCTTAGTTACTGCATGACTGATGAAACCGTGATCACCGTATTTTCCTTCATTCTCCGAGTCTAGCGTTGTATATAGGTTAATAAACTTGGCTACACTGCCATCTTTCAAAGTTACTTCTTTAATGCGTGATTTATCGATCTTATTCAGATTGATGCTTAGGCTCGCTGCGATTTTCATTGTACTTCTCCACTTCATTTTTGATTTTAGTTACTGCTTCGTTAATTTGATGCGCCAGTTTGTCTATAAAATCCTGATCTCGCTCCACTCTTACCAGAACGTGATCTAACTTTGGATGATAGGCAAACGCATCCCAATAAGATCGCTCAGTTATATACATGCAACCTTGTATCTGCTGGTAATACTGCTTAACCAGCTCATCCGGGTCTCTGATGTACTTAAACATAGTGGTTGCGCTTGGGCATTTGATCTCAAGCCCGCCATCAACCCCTACAAGTCCATCAGGAGAACACCCAAATTCTCCAGAGTCATGTAGGATAAATCCCACTTCCTCCACCTCATTACCTGTGTACATTTCGTACATCAGTCTTGCTTCCGGCTCCAGCTCAGTTCCACGCTGCATATGATCATTTGTGTAGAACGGCTCAGATTGCCCTGTAATGCGTTCTGCTGCTAATTGATCTATGTACCCCTGCGCTGATGTAGAAGCCTTCCCTGACGTTGTTATGAGCTTAGAAAAGCTACTTGCAGACGGTCTTCCTAATCTCGCTGCCAGCCACTCGTCTGTTCCCTGCTCATGGTCTAAGATAATCATTTAATTTTGCTACGCAAGGCTGCCATTGCTCGCTCCAGGTACTGAACTTGCATTTGGTCAACAGTTGAGCATTTAAAAGCCTTACAAAACTTCTCAACATCACTAGATGTCTGCTCCAGTAATTCTTTAACGCACTCTGCCTGCTCCGGGCTAATTCTGCGCGTAATGTCCTCACCTCGAAGCATTGCTGACTCTGCATCGTCATCTGCTGTAGGAATACCTGCGATTGACTGCAAAGCGTACCGTCTTGCGTACGTTATTGCAGAGCCTGCCGCTTGTGGGTCGCGCTTCACCATAGGCAATGTGTATTCAAACTTGAGCCATTGCCCAGATGTGTGCATGAGAATGGTGGCAACCCCTATACCATTATCATCACTAACTGGAAATTGTGAGTAGCTGAGTCCGTTATCAGAAAATGGCTGTTTGATAGCCTTAATCACTGATGTCAGGTCAGCGTAATTAGATTTAAAGAATGGATTTGATGAATCTTTGACCGCTCCACCCATTTGTGACTGGGCTTGGCATAATGCAGTGGCTAATTCATTAATTTCGATGCTTGAGTTCATTTTATTGCTCCTAGTAGTTGTTCTAATTCGTAGCGTGAACCATATCCACGCAAGTAGTCTTCGTTAGCATCCTCTGCTGGTGACACTCCTGCCAAACAATCCATCTCACCCTGTAAAAAAGAGTAAGGTCGATCAATAGGTTTTTCTTGGAAGTATTTTTCAAACAGGTCATCTAAGTTCATTTCAGTCCCCTTACTTTTAAAGTTAAATACGCTTTTGCTGCCGTTTGTGGTACTACTCCGTTTCCCAACATCCTAATTCTGTCCACCCTGTCGGCACACCCATCAACCACTCGACCCAATCTGGGTTCAGGTTCCCAGAGATTGGGTTCTCCGTTGCATAAACTGCCCTTGCCAACTGGTCGTTTCTCTTTCTCTCCGATCCATCGGGATTGGTTGCAGTCTTTGCCATGCCCGCTGTGTCCTTCCAATCTCTCGCTGATGGTGTCGGATAAAGTCGAACATGATGTGTAAGCATTACTTGTTTGCCTTTGCTGACCCTGTTTACTAGGTTCAACGTGTCTGATCGACACTCGGTTGTTCCGGGTGTTGGAAACTTCTCCTCTGTCGGCCAAGATATAGACTCGCTTTCTCTGATGAGGTGCGCCGACTTCACGCGCAGAGAATATTCCCCACGTTGCTCTGTAACCATCTTCTTCCAAGTCGCTAATGACTGTGGAGAGTCCAAGCGATATGTGTCCCTCGACATTTTCAAAGAAGCATCGAGCAGGTCTAATTGCTTCAATG